CTCTCGATTGTACTTTTCCCTACCTTTGGCTGTAAGACCTGCTCCGCGCTCAACTGAGAGCTTCTCGCCACGTCCTACGGCTAAAGATGGGCCACCTTCTTTATGCTTTGCAGTCTTGGCTGACTCTTTGAATGCTTCCTTGGTAGGAGCGCCCTTTGAGCCAACCTTTCTCATATGCTCACCAGAACCGTGAGCAATACGCTCTTGCTTGGCATGGATGTTGGCATACAAGCCTTGCTTAGCCATTACCAACAATCCCCATGCTTCTCATTTTTGTGATGAGTGGTAACGTTACCACCATGAGCCTTTTTGGCATGGCGCTTCTCACTGTAGGCAATCGCTACTGCCTGCTTGATGGGCTTGCCTGCATGCACCTCGGCTTCCACGTTATGTTTGAAGGCTTTTTTAGATTTAGATTTGATTAAAGGCATGATTAGGTTCCTACTCCAGTTATTGTGTTATCAGCAGTAATTAAAACACCGCCCACATTGACCCCAACATAGCTTGGCGTAGTTGTTGAGTCAGTAATTTGCCATTGAATATCAGTTCCCGCAGGGTACAAAAATGGAAAAGTTCGTTGAATTTCATACTTTAAACTGAATGGGCTTTGAAGCACAACTCGTTTAATTAAAGTCGCTGAAGATGACAATGAGCTTGGATATTGAGCTACGGCTCTCCAAGTATTGTATTCAACAGAATTACCATTCAATGAAGAATTCCCAGTAAATCTCGTTAAATACAAATTATTGTTTGCAGGCACTGTGTACACCGCCATTTGAGATGTACCAATACTTACAGTTGAACCGTTATAAGTGGCAGTATTGATTTGCGCGTAAACAGTAGCTCCAGATACTGTGGCTTGGTTGTTTAGCGTGATAACACCAGTGGGATTGGAAGGTGATGTCAATGCAACAGAAATGTTATTGATTCGCCAGTATGAATTAACAGTTGCAACACCAGTGGTTGTCGAGCTACCTAATGTGACTACTTCGCTTTGAAGCACATACGAAGAATTCAAACCTGTAACTGTAATTAGTACACCTGCATCACCCGCTACGGTACTGGCAAGATACATTACGCCAGCAGAAAGCGGAAATGCATAATTTGTTGTTGGGGAATTTTCCCATGGTGTGGCAAAGACTCCTGCTGTCGCACTCATCTGGCCATATCCAAAAATATTTACTTGAGAGTGACCAGCAATTTGACCGCGTGCTACTTGCAAATCAAATGGTTCATACGCGCCTGCGCGTGTTACTGATGCAGTAATTCCGTTACTCATAATTTTTCCTTAAAAAGTGGGAGAGCCGAAGCCCTCCCATCTTACTCAACACTTTCTCATTGAGCCACCACGCTTTTTGGCGGGTGCTTTTGGAGCGTCCTTAGAACTAAACAGACCTTTAATTGCATTCACTCCACTTTTGATAGCGTTGGGAATCATATTTTTATCTGCTTCGTTTTCAGCACGTTGGGCTTTTTCCCAGTTTGCATAGTCTTGATTGGCCTTTTGTGCAAATTGGTCATCGGAGGTGCTTCCACCTCCATCAAACTTTTTTGTTGCACGACCTCCACGCTTGTAGCCTTTGTTTACTTCATGCATAGCTGTCATGTGAGCATCTTCTAAATCATCCGTGTGGGAATCAGATTCAGCATGATGCTTACCTTCTGGTGAATAAAACTTTGTTCTGTACTCACCCCAGTCTTTGTCTTTGTAAACTTTGGCTACATGACCTTTGGGGCCAGTATGGGTCTTGACAAGGCGAAGGTTAGGCTTCTCCTCTTTCTCGACCTTACCACCCTTGGCAAAGGTGCCAGATTGCAAGCTGTTAGCCACAGGACGGCTGACGAAATGGCGTGGCATTTTTTCTGCCTTACCATCATCGACTACATTACCCCCTGTGGCGTAGTGCTTTTTTGCGGCATGGCCTCCATGCTTAAAGCCACCTGCATTTGACTCATTTACTTGGCCTGTTTTGCCGTTCATTTTGCCTTTTGTAGATGTATCAGCAGCACGGTTTTCCCAATCGCCATCCTCATAAGTACCATGCTTCAGCTTGTCTTCCTTTACGCCCTTCATAGTGGCTGCAGGAATAGCACCGCCAGTTGCTTTGTGATGCATTTTGTGGGCTTTTCCACCATGCTTGAATCCGCCAGCATTGGTCTCCTTGATGCCACCAGTACCATGCGCTTTGTCACGCTTGGCTGAGTGCATCTCGGTGTTCAAGTAGTCATGCTCATTATCCTCAATGGTGCCATGCATCTTGATCTTACCTTTGTTGACCTTCTCATGAGTGTCTGAAGGGATAGCGCCTCCAGTGGCTTTGTGATGCATTTTGTGCGTCTTACCACCGTGCTTGTAGCCCGCAGGTTTTCCTTCATGGATCTCGCCTGTGCCATGGTGCTTGTCATGATGTTGGCCATCAACAACCATAGTCTTCTCGAATTTCTTCGCGTTACCTTTGATTGTTGTTTTGGTCTCGTCACGATCAATAGCGCCACCAGATGCCTTGTGGTGCATCTTATGAGCTTTGTCCATTGGCATAGACTCGTGATGATGGAGTTCTTTTTCCAACTTCTCGATGTGCTTTTCCATTCCCATGTGACCGCCTTTTTTCATGCCAGTCAATGCTTTTCTCACCATTGCGGCGCGAGCCATACGAGCGCGAGGATCCATTGCTGCAATCGCTGGTCTAGCCATAGCTTGGGGAACGGCTGGCATACCTTGGGGAGCACCCATAGGCATAGCGCCACCGACTAGCTTGTGCTTAACTTCCCCACCTTTTTTGTATTGGTTGGGATTCATAGCCTTACGACGCTCAGACATAGAAGGCTTTTTAGGAGCCTTACCATGCTCAGCTTCAAAGGCGTGATGAGCACCGTGCATCATGCCACCAGAAGCCTCGTGCATGGACTTGTGACCATGCTCGTCATGCTTCATGCCTTTGTGATGCACTTTGCCACCTTTTTTGAGCTTCAGAATGACTGAAGGCTCATCGGTGAACATTTTTACCATTGGTTTAAATTGACCCATGATGCCCTCCTATTAGGCTTGAGTTACGCCAAGAGCACCAGTGCGTGTAGCATTGGGGCCAGTTGCAATTCCTGGTAATGCAATAACAACAACCAAACGCTTGATACCGTTTGATGCTGAAGATGGCAAATATGTACCACGGACATCGCCTGTTGTTGATGTTGCTGGGTTAGTCATGTCAGCTGCTGTGAATGTTCCTGTGTCGTTGGCAAGAGTATTGTTCCAACCAACACGAACCACATAGCCTGCATCAAAGACGCGCAATGGCAAGCCAAGCTTATCAGTTGTTCCGACAGTCACAGCAGTGGTAGTTCCACCTGATACTGCAATACTGGCGATTTGATAAAAAGCTTTGTTTCCACTAACTGTTGAACCAGCGGTTGAGGCAATAATTTCAGTCATTGCTTGACCATAATAGTCATAGCCAGAAACTGTGAAATTGCGTGAAGTACCAGCAGTCACTTGAGTCACGCTTACTGCACGAGCAACATCCAATTGGATGACTGTTGTGCCATCTGTACGGACTACAGACTTTGCTGATGTACCAGCGGTCAATGTCAAGCTACCAGCAGCTGCGGGTGTTTGTGAAGCGGCAATGTTTGCGGCTTGTAGAGTTTGGGAAATTATATCCCACACATATTCACGACCAAGAGGGCCTACACCAACTTCCATTGGAGAGGGATCGCCAAGTCCTGAATTTCCAGATGCATACATCGTTGTAGATGAGGCAGTGGACGATGTGCTTACAGTGTAAGTACCTGTACCACCTGCACCAGTCACAAAAGCTGTAATGTATGTGCCTGCTGTTACGTTAGTGCCAGAGATAAACTGGCCCAAAACGAGCGAGTCACCTGACAGCATAGCTGTAACGGTTAAAGTTGTTGAAGAAATTGAACCAGTAAATACTGATTCGCTATTGGTATTACTTGTACCAATGTATCCTTGAGCCGTGCCCAAGAATAGGTCATCTGAAAATTGAGGCATTTTTTTCTCCTTGTGGCTTGAACCACTCAGGTTTTAAAAAAAGGGGTGGTAACGTTACCACCCCACTTTGATTAGACTCCAGGTGTACCGTAGGCACAACGGGGATCTGTGAAGCCAACGTCGTAACGCTCTGTGGCTTTGTAGCGCATAGAGTCAGTTTCAAAGTCGCCTTCCATGGTCTTCTCCAAACGACGACGCATCAAAAGCTTGAAGCCTTCGGGAGCATCTGTCTGAACCCACCATGCTGTAGATGATGTCAAGCGTGACAATACTGCGGCACCCTCATCAAGCAAACCGATAGATTTGATTGGGTTGATGTCGTTGTTAGCATTGCCAGTTCTGAGCACTGACTTCAACAAAACTTCAGCTTGGAAAATATTGCCTGGGGCCACGATCAATTGACGTGGTACCAAACGAATTCTCTTACCGTTGTTGTCAACTGCTTGGCGGATTTGAATCAACATCTGTTC